TTCTTTAAGTTCAGAGAGTATCTGTTGGTTTCGAAGGTTTATTGAGTAATAAATATACTCAAGAGCAGTATGGGCATGCCCATACTCCTCACCTAGTCGATGAGAGACGTCACTGTTAGAAGGATTTAACGCCTTCTCCCAGGTACGTTTTGTCAGCTGCGTAGGAAAGCTGCTTATCAAGTTAATTGGTATAGCAACTAAAGAACGCAGAGGTGAACACTCCCTTTTTGCAAAGGTGAGTGGGATATCTCCGATCCTTTCCAGGATCTTCGCCTCAATCTCTATTAAAATTCTTTGTATGAACTCTTCCCCTACCTCTTTCATCCTACTCGGTGACCTGATCACGGAATCAAGTTGGTCTCTCCCCTCATTAGGGAGAATCAACCTGATCCATTTTAAGATCGCGTCTATCGTGACTATCTCTCCCGACGACACGTCGGTAAAGGGATTCACGAGACAGAACCGGTAGAACTGAGGTAAGAAGCAGTTAGTACTAACCTTACTTAAAAGGCTACTAATAACGTGCCATTGAACCACGGTGGAAGCTTTTCGCATTACTGCGGAAGCTCTATCCTTCAGAGATGTACCAAAGCGCGCTATAATCCTATTTGCAAAGGCTACTCTACCCGTCCAACTCTGAGAAGAAATTTCTTCTTTGAGCGAGATTGGTGAAATATCCCCGCAAGGATGAAAGCGACGATTAGCGAATTCAAAACAGTTCTTTTCAGACTGTAATGACTTCAATAATCCTATGATGACTTTGAATTCTGCACAAGACGTTTGATAGTTTTGTGCAGTTTGTTGACACTTTGCAATATCAACATCATCTCCTAAGACTAAATATTCTTTAAACCATCGCTGTTTATCAGAACTCTCAGCTTTCCAAGCTGAGAACTGCACTAACGCGTGGTGAACAATAGCCATGGACGCCCATGAAGAGTACGCTCCCATAGGTTGACCACATCCATAACGGATGCTGTCCCCTTTTGGTGTAATCCATAGTCGATCTGTGAGCATCGCTGCCCACAGTGAGATTCTTTCGTCTACTGCACCGGGGTCCTCAGAAGCGTTCTTAAGGAGCGGTCGTAAGACTTGCTTGTACAACCCTAACGGGATTGTATCAGTAGCTGCTTTTAAATCAAAACTCCAATGTGGTTTGAGACCACGTTGGAAGTAAGCTTCTACTCGACCAGTTTGGTCGAAAGTAGCGTCCGTCGATATCTGTCTAAGAATTTTAAACAGATGGTCGTGGACTGGTTTAAGGCAAAGTTGAGTCCAGTAGTCAGCAATGGCTACTATTCTTACTTTACCAGCAGGTTCCTGGATAGCGTGGAGGCGACCCAAGCAAGGCGAA